AGGGCGAAGCCTGCGGCAGCTGCGCCAGCAAGGGCGAACGCCGGGCCGAGCGCGCCGCGAAGCGTGCCGCCCAGTTGCTTCATGGGGCCCTGAGTCTTGGCGGCCTGCATCTTGAGGCGGTTGAGGTCTGCCTGGGCGCGCTTGAGGTCGCGGTCGTTGTAGTCGGTGCCGACAACAATCTGGATGCCCTTGCCTGACCCGCTCACTGCCATGAGGGCAACCTCCTATTCACTGCATCGACGGCTCGGTCGCACGCGGCTTGGATGCGCTTGATGGCCTCGGGATACTGCGTGACGATGGCCTTGCCTGCGAGGCGTCCAGATCTGGGGCGCCCGCCTGAGGTGTAGAGACGCCCGTAGCGGCTCAAGTTGCGAATGAACTGGCCCCCGTCAGGGTGGGTTGAGATGCCGCCGAGCCCGTTCTTGCCGGCCGACTCGTAGATGGCAGCCACGGCCCCCGTCATGTTGACAGTGACTGAGACGCCGCGCCGCTTGCTGCTGGCGGAAATGGGCGCCCAAGCGGGCCAGCCAGCGCCTCCGCGGGTGCGACCTCGAGCAGCCGCCGTCTCGCGCCAGCCACTCATTGGAGGCTGAGTCGGAGCGTTGGCGCGGATGTAGGCGGCAAGATCCCGGCCGACGTTTGAGATCTCCTTGCCCACCTGCTTGGCGGTCTCGGGCTCCATCGTGCGCAATGCGCGAACGGCTTGGTCGGCTCCTTCAACGCGCACCGTGAAGTCGGTCATGTCAACTCCTCCGGCTTTCTTGCGCGCGCCATGCCAAGTATTTGGACATGGTGAAAATCATGCGGTCCGACTCAGCCAGCACTGCGGACGGCGCTAGGCCGTACTCGTAGGCCAAGTGGACGATTAGCCAGTGGGCGTTGTCGTCCCCTCCAAAGGGACGATCTTGCCCTGACCGATCTCGACGTTCTCTACCTTGTCCAGCCAGGTGTTGAAGTCGTCGGCCGTGCGGGCCGTGCGGTGGAGTGAGTGCCACGCGAGCCAGCAGGCGTCAGTGAGGCGGAAGTCGTCGGCGAGGCGGGCGATGGAGCGGTCGTGTGCCTGCTCGAAGGCCACCTGGTCGGCGACCGAGGCCGTAGCCTCGGCCGCCGTGCCGTCGGCGTAGGTGATGGTGAACTGGATGCGCAAGGTGGTCTCCTACTTAGACGAAGGTGCCAGCGGTGGACTTGGTGATCTCGCCAACGGCGGGCCACGTGATATCAAACGTGCTGAGATCGCCGACCTGTCCCGAAATTGGGCTTTGCTGTGAAGCAAGGCAAGGGATTGAAAAAAGAGGCGCTGTCGCGGTCGCGGTGCCCTGACTTGTGCTGGTGCCCGCAAGGATGGTCACGGTGGTCGTACCACCGAACACATTGGCCAGGGTAGCGTTGACGCTTGAGGCGTCGTAGTCCTGGTGCAGGCTGATGGTGACTGAGGCGTCCTTGAGCCCAGCAATGCGGCTACGCGCTGCCTGCCCAAAGGCGGTTGTCTCAATTTCGTCAACGGTCTCGGTGACCTCAACGCTTGCGATGTGATCGGTGAGCTCGGTGCTGCCGACCTTCACCCGGATGTTCTTGCCGATGAACTTTGCCATTCTGGTTACTCCTTAGCCGGCGGCAATGACGGTGACCGAGAACTCGGCCGTGTGGTAAGTGACGTCCCCAATGGCAAGCGAGCCCTGGTTAGTCATTTCTGTGACTCGGCAGTCCAAGGCTTTGCCCCCTAGGGAGCGGTCACCTTCAATTGCCGCCTTCACCGACGCGCTACCACTAGAGGCGCAGTAGGCGTCGAGGTTGGTCTGTGATGCCCGGTCGGCTACGCGGCCGACGATGAGCATGATGGTGAACTGGTATTCGTCCGACCCGCGCCCGAAGGCGGTGTCGTACTGGATGCGGCCCGGCATCACGACCGCGACGGGGGGCTGCGGGTTGTCGGGAATGTAGGCCGAGGACCGCAGGCCGCTAATGGTTGCGAGCCTGGTGGCGAGCCCGGTGCGTAGGTCGGTGAGGGCGGTCATGCGACACCGTTGACGCGGCGGTAGCCCTCAACGAGCTGCACAACGTCAGGGTCAAGGCCGCGGCTCACCCGCATGATTCCCATGTCGCCGAAGCCCGCCACGCCGAGGGGACTCTGCAAGCGGCTGAAGATCCTTGACGACTGGAGGATCGTGGCCTGCGTGACCGTGACCGGGATATTGGGCCAGCCGAAGACCGCGGTCACCTTGATAGAATTCTCCGGGCCAGTCGGGAACGAGTAGTCGCCGATGGCCCGGATGCGGGTGTAGGGCCAGACCACGCCACCGAGGTAGTCGTTGATCGGCTCCGGCTGGGCATCGCCCTGCCCGCCTGCCGTGCCAATCGTCCAGGTCGTGTCGTACACGCCGTCCAGGCCCGTGGACGTCTGCACCTGGGAGATCGACCGGGCGTCGTCAATCTGCACGACGTAGGGGTTCTCGGTGGAGTAGTAGCGGGTGACGGTGCCGGCGTTGATGAAGTTCCTGCCGCAGTAGGCGTCGATGAGGCGCGAAGCGGACTCGACAGCCATCTCGAGGAGGGCGTCGTCGGTGGCGTCGCCGGAGGCGATGCGCAGCGCAGACTTGATCTGCGCCAGGGTTGCGTAGCCGTTGCTAATCGCCACGGTCAGCCTCCGATTTCGTAATGCTTCCGCATCCAGTCGACGGTCAGGGGAAGTCCCTGAGCGAGCCTTGTGCGCGGGTTGTGGTGCAGCAGTGCCTTGGCCTTGGAGATGTCAGGCTTCTTGCTCGTCACGTTGTGCTTGTCCAGCGGCAGCCGGTTCACCAAAGACGGGTGGGCGCCGGTGACCTCAAGCAGCATGTTCGCCATGTCCTCAACGCTGACGTACTCGTCGCCGCCGACGTTCACGGTCTCGCCTGGGGCGAAGCTCGTGGCCGCGTTGGCAAGCGTCACGATGAAGTCGCCCTGATACATGAAGACCCGGTGGTAGTTCTCATACACCGTGATGGGCTTCCCGGTCAGTAGCCGGTAGGCGAAGAGGCAGACGACCGAGCGGTAGTCGTGATATCGCTCGCCGGGGCCGTAGGCGTTGAAGAACCGCAGCGTCATGGTCTTGTTGCCGTAGCGGTCTGCGAAGTTGCGGATCTGCTCCTCGTTGACCCGCTTGCTGATTGCGTAGTCGTTGGTGAGGCGCGGCTGCGGGTTGTCAAGGAGGTAGCGCTCGTCGATGGCTTCGGCGTCGGCCTCACCGTAAACCTCGGAGGAGGAGGCGAAGACGTGGCGGAAGCCGCGCTCACGTTGAAGCTCGAGCACGTTGCGGGTGCCGATGGCGTTGGTGCGCCAGACCTGCTCGTAGTGCTCCTCGCCGTTGATTCTGCCGAACTCGGCGGCTAGGTGGTAGACGAGGTCGAAGTCGCCGACGCGGTCAAAGGCGGCGCGCAGCTGCCGGTAGTCGGCGATGTCGGCGCGGATGGTCTGGGGCTGGCCGGTGTGCTGGAGCTCGATGCCCCAGACGTCGTGGCCGCGTTCCCGCAGCTCGGCGACTAGGGGGGCGCCCAACGTGCCGGCGGAGCCGGTGACAACGATCTTCATGCTGTTTCCTCCACAATCCGCCAGAACCTGTGGGGCTGTTCGGCGAGGACGGTCGCAGGGTCGCCGGGCTCTAGCCGCCCGACGAGGGAGTTGGTGACGATGTCGCAGCCAGCGAGGGTGGCCTCGATGACGACGAGGGGGCAGGCGTCCCGCTCCTTGGGGAGGTGGACGAAGTATTTGGCGCGGGCCATGTGGTCAAGGACGATCTCGTGCGGGGCGTTCTCCAGCTCAACCAGTTTGACGCCGTGGCGCTGCGCCCAAATGCGGGCGTTGAGTTTCCCTTTGGCCGGGTGGCGTCTGCCCGCGAACAAGGCAAAAGGTGCCTTATCGGCGGGGGCGACGCAGTCCGGCGGAACCGGGGAATGGATAAAGGCGTCGGCGCGCCCTGTCCATTCGGCTTCCCAGCCCATGTGTGCGCGGCTCATCGTCAAGAACCGCGAGGCCTGGCGGAACAGGTCAGCCTTGGCGGGTGTGCGGTGCTGGGCGTGCTGCACCCAGACGATGGGCCTGAGAGCCGCTAGGAAATTCATAGAGGCTTCGGAGAGTTTGTCGGTGCCTCCGACTACTACCCGATCGTATGTCGCTTCTGCGGCGCTCTCAGCGGCTTCGGGTTCGATGTAGGTGACCTCAACGCCGGCTGGTGCCGCGGTGACCATGTAGTCGGTGTTTCGTTCCGCCCCGCCCGCATACTTCCCAGGCAGTAGCGCCGCATGCCGCTCCTCAACCCTAGGGATGTGGTGCGTCACCCAGGCGACCCTCATGGCGCGAGGAGGATGTTGAGCGCCGGCCGCCAATACCTGTCGAACACAACATCGGCGTCATAGTTGGCGGCGAAGTCAATGGCCTGCTGGGAGCGGCCTCGGCCTCGCGCGTAGGCAGCCTCAAGGTTGTCGACGATGCTTGGCACTAGGGGCGTGAAGAACCAGCAGCCTTGGGGTGCGTCCCAGGCGGGTTGGACGTCGCAGAGCCAGCCGTCGCCGACGAGCTCGGGCTGGGCGGTGGCGTTGGACACGATGACCGGGGTGCCGCAAGCCTGGGCCTCAACGGCGGGGATGCCGAAGCCTTCGCCTCGGCTGGGCTGAAGCAGCACGTCCATGCCGGTGTAAATGCTGGCAAGGGCTTCCTTCGGGATGCCCATCCGATAGGAGTACGAATCAGCGAAGGCGACCCGGTCCATCGGCACGCCCGTCGCGGCCAGCAGCGCCCGCAGGTCAAGGCCAGACATGGCCGGGCTGGGCTCGGTGTGAAGGTAGAGCCAGACGTCGTCGTGCTTCTGCATCACCATCGCGGCGGCGAGGAATGACTCGGCGAAGGACTTGCGATCCACCTGCCCCTTGTTCGCCGACACCATGCCGATAACGAAGGCATCCTCGGGAATGCCCATCCATGTGCGCGCGGGCACCTGGCCGTCGCTACCTTGCATCAACTCGGTCGGCTTGAAAACCTTGGTGTCAATGGCGTGCGGGACGTACAGCGCCTGAATGTCGTGGCGCTCAATGGCGTCAAGGCCAAACTGCGACA